AAGATGGCATTTACCACTTTGTCATTTGGGTTTAGCGTCCAACCTTCTTTTCTCTTTATTTCTATCATAACATCACTTATTTAAAAAAGGGTACTACGAGAGTACCCAATTATGTTATTTGTTGTAATTTCTCATACTTTCCTCAACTTGTCTTGCTTCATTGAAAGAGCTTACACGCTTCAAATAGCCAATGATTCTAGTGAGGTAGTCTACGTTGTGGCTTCCGCACTTAGGGCAAACCTCCAAGGTGTCCTTGCTGATATATCCACAGTCGTTGCAAACAGTGTTTTTGCAGTTGAAAGTGAAATAGCTGCATCCATACTCAGATGCCACCTTCAATAACTGTCTGTACTGGTCAAATGAAAGATGTTCATTGATATTCAAGTGTGCTGCTTGTCCTCCATCTAGATATTTAACGAAATTGTTTCCATGTAACTTCATCTTATCCAAGATTGATAGCTCTGTATCCTCTGGATTGAAGAAATAGCTACTATACATCACATGCTTTGGAGAAACATAATATCCGTCTTTCTTATCCCAATTATAGTTCTTGTTAGATAGGTTCTCACCTGGAACGAACTCTGTATTGTACATACAGTCTCTTGTCTTGTCTTTCTTGTTTGAGATATTGATGGTCTCTAACACGTTGTTTACGAACTCCTCATAGTTCTCATTGAGATTTGGCTCAATTGAAAGGAACTCTGCTGCATCTGTAAGACCATTGACACCAACTGTTAGATACTGCTTACGCATGTTGATGAAGCCAGCTCTATAGATGTCTAGCATGTTTGCGTTAAGGAAATCCTTTATAATCTCATTGAAAGCTCTCTGGTACTTGTGTACCCTCTCTGTCATTTCAGTGATACCACTTGAAATATATTCGTATAATAATTTTTTGTCCTTTACTTGTTTAATGTCTACTTTCTCTCCGTTCTCTAGCTTTCTACCCTCAAATTCCTCAAAATATAGTCTAGTTGCGTTCTGAATAACCCTATTAAGGTTAATCGTCATAACGGACTTGGAACCTGTTGCTACGGATGCTGTACCCATTGAGAATTGGTGAGTGGTATGATTGTGCTCGTCATCTTCACCGTCCTTAAGTGAGTTTCTAAGTCTACAACAGCTTGATAAGCTGTCTGGTGAATCACTCAAGTAACAGAAAAATGAATGACCCTCTGCCCACATTTCTGCTGTGAAATCAGCATATTCCTTATCAACAATGTCATGTCCGTCTGTAAGCATTGCCATTGTTTCAACTGGGAAAGTCAACACATACTTGCTTCTCTCCTCGTTGAACCACTTCATGAATTTCTTTTGAAGCCATGATAACGTTTCCCACTTCGGTGCTGAACCATCAGGGAACTTGAAATCCCCAAATACGCCATCAAAATAATTCTTATCAAAATATCCAACATTCCAAAATACGGTCTGATAACCTCTGTTACCAGCTGGCATATTCATTGAGTGTACTACTTGTTGGAAACAGTTCTCAATCACTTGTTCAAGTGTTCTGCCCTTTCTGTTCAACTCAACTTGCTTATCCAAAATATCCAAGTAGTCATCACCATAGTCTAATCTGATGAAATAGTCCATATACATTAGGAACTCTGGTGTTGCTACTGCTCCCATAAATTGTGAGGAAACAGAGTAAACCAAGTTGATAAACTCTCCGCAATATGATTTAAGGTCTGTTGGGGCTTTAGATTGTCCACCTAAATTCTTTAATCCGTCTACCAAGAATGGGTACATTGTAATTGCAACACAATATGGATAACCTGGTGTTCCGCTCTCATCGTGCTTGTATAGTACATGAGTTTCTAGGTCTTTGATATATTGGTCTGCAAGTTTCTTTGAATAGAGTGATTTAATCTTATTGTGCATTATGTACCTATTCTGTTGAATATTCTTTCCCTTATGCAACTCTTGACCCAACGTTACAACATTCTTGTTTTCGACATTTGCATTTGAATCATACTTTGACCCAGTTGATGCGTTAGAGGCGTTGATATAGTCTCTGATGAAATCACTGTCTTTCTTAAGTGTTTTATCCTTGCCTTGAAGCTCCTCATACTTCTTGATGTACTCTCTAGCCACCTTTTTATTTACCGACATAAGAGCCTCCTCCACTTGTCTTCTGATTTCACTAGAGGATATTTTGTCGTAGATAAATAAGTTTCTGATTAAAGATTCGATAAGGCCATCTGGACAGATTTCATTCACTGACGTGTATGCTTCGCAAATTCCGTGTTTCACCTTAGAAGGATTATACTCTTCGAAGGAACTATCGCTTTTTCTTACTTCCATTAAAGCAAAACTTTTTTATACATTATTTTCATATTCAATCGGTTAACCTTTTAATTTTTTCAATCTAGATGTAAGAATAAATATGTCTAAAAAACCAAAAAAATTAAAAAAAATTGGCTACCAATCTGTAATCCTTTGATAGCCAAATTAATTTAAAAGAAAAATTTTTTTTTCCTTTTTTGACGATAAAAATATTTGTTTCAGAGTATTTAATTACGTTTTTTTCATGCTCCTTACAATGTCGGCTTGCAGCTTAAATGTTGCGTCCTCTTTCTTCTTTTTTACCTCGAAAAGACTGTCCATTTCATCGACATTATCGGTACTGATACGGCATGTACCATTATTGAACTCAACGTTGTTAAATACCTTTCCACTCTTACCTGCTCGATTCTTAAGAATGGCTATCGTTGCCTTATTGTCAGCAATATCATCTACGGTTCTTGCGATTGACATAATTACGTGAGCTATCTGTGCTTTCTTTACAGAGCCTCCTATTTTATCCATCGTCACCAACTCCAAGTTGATAGAGTCCTTTGTTCCTTGTGACGGAATCCAAATTGCCATGTCAAGTTCCCCAGCCATTGCCTCAAACCTACGCATGGTCTTACCCTCTTTCTCGAATTCATTGGTAACTGATTTGTCAGCCTCATGCTCCAAGCATTCAAAATAGTCAATAATCGTTAAGTCTGGTTTAAATCCGCTATTAATAAGTCTCTTTATAAACCTTTCAATTTGCCTAGCTGTTTTTTCACCACTAGGGAACTTAACAATCCTCAAGTTCTTATTAAGCTCCTCCCTTTGTGGGAAATTCTTGATTGTTTCCATTACGAAATCAATATTGTCAGGCTTTGACAAATCTTTAGCCTCAATTCCAGTGATACGTCCAAGGTGTTTTCTCTGAATCTGCTTGATTCTATCCTCAAATACAATCTGTAATACCTTAAATTTATTACAAGCTGCATGAGAGGCCATTGCCGTTGTCAAACTTGTCTTACCAAAGCTAGTTGGGCCGATAATAACACCAAGTTCACCTTTTCCAAGTCCACCTTCCAATGCTTCATCGATTTTTCCAATACCTGTTGGAATTGGCACTCTATAATCATCTGAAAGTGTTTCGTTCAAGTGGTCAAACAAACACTCACCAAAGTCATTATGTGTTCCCTTGACCATTGCATCATTCAACAATCCAATACAAGCATCATACTTGTCAGTATCTCCGTTTCCTGCAATTTTTAAAATCTCATTTGCGGTCTTAACGATGTTTTGCTGCCTAAAGAACTTTTCTGCTAATTCTCTAATCCTATCCACACCATCACTTGCTGTGTTCTTAATCTTTTCAAGAATTGCGAGATAAGTTTCAGTCTCTTTATCTGAGTGTGAAATATCTCGCAATTCAATCTCCATCATTTCATATGAGGGAACATTACCTTTCCTCTCATAGTAGTTCTTCATTACACCGACAAATGTTTTGAGGTTTGGGTCTGTAAACATATTTTGGTCTAATATGCAACTCAAATCCTCGAAAAAGGTGTGGTTTTCCATGAACTCATGCGTAAGGCGATATTGGAATGCCTCTCCTAGATACCCTAAATTGTTTTTATTCTGAGCCATTAAAAAACCCCCTCTTCATAATATATTATTTAATAATACAGAGTCTTGAGATATTTGTCCGTTTTTCTCTGGACATAACGCTCCCAATCCCTTTCCATCTTCTTATTGGCTAAATACAAGCTGTATGAATACTTCTTAGGCTTGATATTCTCATCATCATTACCGTACTCATCAATTACAGTGTACTTGCTAAGATACTTGTTGTTGTCCTTTGGGTCGAAATAACCCTTCTGACTGCTCTTTATCTCCTCCTTTGATGGGGAACATGCCTCACAAATCTTCTTGGTAATCTGCAACAGAACATCTGGCTTATCCATAATCATCCCCTTCAATACCTCATGCTCGAATGACAAGTTGTTTGCGTTTGACTTGAAGAATGATTCCTTGTCATAAACATAAGTCCTACCATCATCCCTAGTAACTTTTACATTTTTGTTACTGAGGTCAACTTTCTCACGAATATACTTAGGATAAGCATATCCATCCCAAATCTTAGTTATCACATCACGCTTATTATCAGATATGACAAGCTTGAAAGTGCAAGCCCAAGGCTCAATCAACGGAGAAATAAACTCCTCATTGTCATCTGGCATCTGCGGATTGTAATAATACCATGTGTAAACTCGACTCTTTGATTTCAAATCGTCATCAATAATCTTTACAATCTCATCTACCTTTTCCTTGAACTCCAACGTATTCATGCTGTTCTCAATGAAATTGTAAATTCTAAAATTTCTCTTACAAATGATGTTGTCATTTACATAAACCGTAAACTCAAACCTCTCTTCTTTGTAATCTTTGATTTCTTTATTTTCCATAAAAAAAAATTGTTAAAAGTTAAACATGTTGTTTCTAAATTCAGAGCAAAGATATATAAAAAATGTTAATTTCCAAAATTTCCTTTAACTTTTTTTAAAAAATTCTTCATAACGCCTTTTTTCCATCATAATAATTCGGCTATAAGATGAGAATACATCACCAAATCTTTCTTCGTCAGATAATCTATTCATGCCATTATCTCTTATTATCCTATATACATTCTTAATATTTCTATCACTAGTATCTATAGGAGCATATAACAACTCAGAAAGCTCCTCTTCTGCCTCTTTCGTGACTATTGGCTCTGATAGGTCTATGATTTTCTCATTAATCTCATAAAGCTTATCCCCTTGACACCCATCTGTGATGCCGTTAACGATGTTTTCGAGCGATTTAAGCGGTTTTTTCTTCTGTTCCTTCCTCTCTCTCAGCAGTTCCTTAGAAAGCTCTATAACGGCCTTTAAATCGGTTTTCTCAGTCTTAATCTGAGGGAACAACTTCATCAATGTCTGCTCACCAATTCCCTTCACACCCTTTATGTTATCCGACACGTCACCACATAGTATTTTCTCTAGCACCACATTCTCATGGGTAATGCCTATTTTCTCCACTGAATTGTCCTTGGTGACAAAATCCTTAAGCCTTGGGTTATATACAATGACAGTATCGCTTATCAACTGGGTTAAATCCTTATCAGATGAAACAATGACTATCTTCTCATTATCCTTCTTATGCTTCACATAATAGCTTATAATGTCATCACCCTCAACGTTATCAAACTCATACTGCCTTATACATAACTCCTCTAGTATATTTTTGAGTATGTATTTCTGCCTCTCAAAGCTCTCATCCTCAGATTCTACATACTTGTCAGACTTCTCTTTCTTCTCCCTAGCCTTTTCCAACACAATTAGCTTGGTGGCGTTCAACTTCTTGTCATATGGTGTAGCATCTGGGTCAAATAACTCATAGTGCTTGTCTCTATTGGCCTTATAGTCTTTATAGTATTTCCACCTCAAAACACCACTTCCAATACCATCGTATGCGGCTATGCAATAATTGAAATCCTTTTTCTTCAAAATATCACCAATCAACCTTAATGCAGTCATAACAATTCCGTACTCCTTGCCCTCATTGTTCATTTCGTGGTTGACAGACGATATTTTCATTAGATTATTCATATCCAAGACAACTGTATATGAATAATCCGTACTACTTTTACGTTTGGTCACTTGTTTCATAATTAACAACTCTCACTAACAAACCCTTATCATTGGCAATATCTATCATATGCTTAGTGCCATGAGACTTTCCATCCCAGAATGCTATTACGGCATCAGCCACTTGTGCCATTTGCTCATTGCGGACAAAGCCAGCTTTCTTACCTAGCTTATCCCATTGAGCTGGATATATCTCCAAGTCAAAATGCTCATCCTTGGCGTACTTTTCACCCAATGTATCAGCACCACGAGCATGACCGCTCACAATAACGATATTGCATTCCTTTCTCTTACTAGAAAGAAATCTATTACATTGCTGTGCAAGCAGTTTATAATTATTAAAACCGCGACTTCCAGCAATTATTACTTTAAAATTATCTTTGGCTTTTCCCATTTTTTGCAAATATATATAAAAAATGTTAAAATCCAAAATAAAAATGTATTTATATGTAAATAAAACGTTTTATTATGAAGAATGTAATATTAACAAACACAAAATATTTAACTTTATTGGAGGCATTAGGTGAAGAGGCTAGGAAACTATCTCAAAGCGTTAAAGATAAGATAAACAAAGAGACGGATGATTTAGCTAGAGAATTGTACGGAAAAGACTATGGCCAAGAAAACCAAAACATAGCAAACATGTACAATCTAAAAGGTTATAAAAATGATGTTGATGTAAAAGGAGGCCCATTTTCTGTAGGTAATGAAAAACTAAGTCCAGATACGTTGATTATCAACTTTACATCTGCTTTTGGTTGTCCTAGTGCTGGTATGTGCCCTATAACACAAGCAGCATGTTATGCTGTTGCAGGAGAAAACCGTTTAGAGGGTACTAGAAGTAAAAACGTTAAAGTTCACAAACTAGTGTCAAAGGCATATGGCCAAAATAAAATTGATAGGGTATTCAACATCGCTAAACTTTACATTCAGTTACTAGCCGATTCAAAAAAGCCAATAAAATGGGTTAGATTTAATGAGGCTGGTGATTTCCCAACACAAAAAATATTAGATGCGGCAACACAATTTGCAATTGATGTCGAAAATCAATATGGCGTAAAATGCATGGCATATACTGCCAATGGAAAATTAAATTTCCAAGAGGCATCCAAACATATGGCAATCAACGCTTCTACAAACCAAGTTCTCAACACAGTTAGTGATGAATCTCCTAAAAGAAATTTCTTCGGTGTAAGCCCAAAAACATTCGATTATGAATATGAAGAAGATAAATACGAGGAGAATAAAATTGAACAAACGCTTGCAAACAACCCAAAAACAGAAGAAGCACCAAAAGAAGTTCTCAAAAAGCTAGAAATTAACGGTACATTGCCAAACGACATAACAGTACCTATTCTACAATATGGAAAATGGGGATATACCCCAGAGGAAGAGGGTTATTATTACGTTTGCCCTTGTACTTTCTGGAAAGATAGAAAAGACCAAATAGCATTACCTTATTGCCACAAATTTGGCTGTAAAGATAAACGAGCATTGGGTAGAAAGTTCAATAGGAAAGACCAAAACGGTAAAGTTATTAAAGGTAAAGAGGTCAAAGAACTAGAAAAAATGTTATCGCCTATCAAATCACCTTGCGGAGTCTCTTGTGCAGTTTGCCATGATAGAAAAGGTGGTATACTAAAAGGAAGTAACAAAATAATTAAAGATTATGCCGTATTAACTGGAATTCACGGTTCAACTGGAAGTAAGTTCAATCCAGAATACGCAGCAAAAAAGAGAAAAGGAGAGGATGCAAAATGGTCAGAAAATAACCCACAAGGAAGATGGAACAATCTTGATAATAGAGGTCAACATGGTAAAATACCTCAAAAACAATAAAGGCTAAGATTAAATTCTTAGCCTTTATTTGTTATCTGTATGCTGCCACACAAGAGTATTCCATAGGATTCTTGCCCTTCTTCATTATTTCCTCAAGCTTGTTTATCTTCTCCACAATCTCGTAGAGGTTGTCGTTTGCCCTTAAGATGATGTCACGCAGTCCAACCAAACGCCCATCTGGAGAACCGTTAATTGCCTCAGTGTTTCCAAACAACCTAGTGCATTCGGACTTGCTGATGCCAACCAATAGACACTGCACATCTTCAACAATGGCTTTCAGCTTCCAACTGATTCTCTCAATAAGCTCAGTTCCAACATACTGTTTCTGCTCATAAATAAGGTTAAGAAGCTCAGAATGCTTGATTGTTAGGCTAGCAATTGCCTTGCGAACATCTGCTTGGCTGTTGAGGTACTTCACAAGGTCAGCAGAACCTCCACGTCCATGACGAAGCACTCCACTTTCCTTATCAAAGAACTTCACCAACATTCTCACTGGAACGTATGGAGACTTTCTGTCATACACGTCTGCCGAAATAACGGACTTCACAAAACACATGGCACTCTTAACGTCAATAAACTCGATGCCATCAAGCAAATGAGGGTCATAGGATACCTTATCCCTCTTGGTTACTTTAACTTTTTTCATTCAAAATAAGTTCACAAAGTTTATGGGTTAAATATTTGTCACCGCCAAGTTTAATAATAAACTCTGGCATTTCTTTTTCATACACTTTCGCCATCCGACTACCCACCTCACATGAGTAATGATAGTTTGCGTAACGGTCACAGAACTTCACGAATGGGGCATACATCGTGTTACGGATGTCCTCATAGTGCTTCTCTGAACCCCTCTCAGCACGGCAACGACCTTTTTCATCGGTAAGGGCATAGACAATTTCCACAGCAATCACAGCTTGGTAATGAGTCATGTACTTCTCTGCAATCTTCATCATGTCGTTGTATGTGACACGAGCGTCCTCAATGGCATCATGGAAATATGCACCGAAGATGATAGGGATGATGTGATATTCATACTCACAAATCATGTGACCCCACTTCATAGCATACTCAGCTACCATGTTAAGGTGGAAGGAATAAGGTTTATCTTCGCCATACTTCTGATTGCAGTCGATGTCATGCAACTTGGCTGCGTGTGCCCCAATAGCCTTTATCACACCCATATTGGTGCTTACAAAGGCTTCAAAAACTTCTCTTTTCATCTTTTTTTTGCAAATATACGAAAAAAAATTGGAACAACCAAACGTCATCCCAATTTTTAACATATTTTATCTTACATATAATCCTAGTGGCTTATTCTTCAATACCTTAATCAACTGCTCATTCATTGTTGATTGCTTCTCCATCAAGTTCCAAGGTGTCATTCTATCCAATCTCTCCTTCAACTCGTTAAGAACAGTTTCCTTTTCCTTTTCTCCTTGATTCAATAGCATATTATAATCCATCTGCATTTCTGCCTCTGGAATCTTTACCGTACCACTGTACGTACCTCTTATAATTCCAAGCAAAATCTTAGCCTCTGCAACAAGCAAACGTCTTACAATTTGCTGTGTAGGGTTATTCATCAACTCGTATCTCATCTTATCCAAAGGCACTTGGTCTGGAGTTATAATAATGTCATCCTTATTTTCCAATCTGCATAGTTCACCGCCATCATCAGCACCACTTGTATCATAATATGTATACCATACATAGCAATTTGCATATTTATTCCAACCCCAAGTATCATCAGCAGCAATACCGCCTACCATATTTGGAGAACCTGGAACGGACAACAAGTGAACCAAATGTGTGCCCTCTGGTCCAGCCGTTACTTGATAAGCCAAGTCACCTCTCAATAGAGAGTTCTTGTACTTCAAGTCAATTGACATAAGTGCAGTATCATAGGCAGAACCAACATAGAAGCCAGTAATACCCATACCATTACCCATGTTACCATACTGTCCAAAGCCGCCACCAATACCTGTATCTAGAGTACCTAGATTACCGTATAAAGCAGCCTTAGTAGTAGATGGAGTAACATACATAACACGGTTGATTTCACGTCCAGCTGGGATTACATACACTTGCTTTCCCCTCTCAACTTGGAAGAAATCTTTTTTCAACTCATATGGGCCTCTCTGTTGCAAGCCAACTTCACGTGAGAACCAATATGAGAAATCACGAGACCAGTCCATTGTACGGACAGTCATAGCGTAAGCCAATTCGCTTGCGTTTTGGAACTGTATTTGGCTTGTATTCTGCATATTAAGCCATTGGGTCTCGATGACCCAATTCTGTACCTTTTCAGCGTAGTCACCGATAGCAACATCTAGAAGGTCACATAGCTGCTCATCCTCTAGCTGAACGATACGAATTGGAGCACCCAACATAGTTCTTACAGTTCTAAACAAAGCTTTTATATCATCTGTTAATACCATAGTAAACTCAATTATTTACTATAAATATTAAAACATAAAAAAAGCTGAGAATTTTTCTCAGCTATTATCATACATATTATATCCTTTTAAAAATCCTAAACCAAAATCAACTAAATCAAAATCAATTTCTTGGGGTAATGGTAACTCACAAATTTTTTTATAGCCAAATCCAAGGTCTCTAGCATTTTTTATACAAAAACTATATTCTTCATCTATACCACCACATGTTTCATAAAAACTACATAATATGTTATGAATCTTTTTCGTTTTGTCAAAATTACTATTAAGATACAGCAAATAATGAACTTTCTCTATATATTCTTTTTTCTCTTTGTCTGTCCTCTTAGGTCTGCCGCAATTAGATGGTTTTCTTTTTACTATTAACCTAGTTACTTTTCTTTCACCCTCAAAATAAGGTACAACGCAACTAATTAATTCAAATTGGTCTCTAGAAAATTTTCTAATGAATCCGCATGAAACACACATCAATCCATTATAACCGCTAGGAATATGCCTAGTATCATCTATATAGATTGCATCAATATTATCGCATGTCTTATATTTCTTTTTATCGTATTTACAACTAAACTTAATAAACGGCTTTTTTATAGCTGGCTCCATGTTCGTGTACCACACTTCCTTACCTAGTTTGCATCTTCTACTTCCGTCTTTTGCAATAAAAACAGTAGAATCATTGTAGTCATCAGGGACGAGAAATTCTATTGGCTGTGAAATGCCACTCCACATCTGACCGTTTTTAATATATGAAAATACATCAGATAATGAAGAGTGCATTATATCACCAATAATTAAAAATTTTTTATTGTGTTCAAACAATAAAGAAACAAACTTACTAAATAGAGAATAAGGAGGCCCAGTAACTACTATATCGCACACATCAAGCATATCTAGGCAAAGACCTTTACTAAAATCTCCCTTTTCTAACAAATCAAGAGTTTCTGTATTTTCGCCATCGTATTTATATAGCTTTCCGTTTGCATCACCTTCTCCGTATTCAGAGTATATCAAGAGTTTAAGCCCAAACTTATCATAAAACTCCTTAAAATAGTTCACAAATCCCATATGCAAACCATCATTACAGTTGCAGAATACTATTTTATCCTTAAACTCTTTTGCATAATACGGTATCTCTTTATGCAATTCTTCCCTTACTGCATAAAACTCATTATTTTTCGAGATTTGTGCGGCATTAAAAATGTTGTTGGTTCTCATGCTGCAAAAATATTAAAAAAAAATGGGATAACCAAAAAGTTACCCCAAATTTAACATATGTTAACTTGCTGATTCAGCATAAGCTATTTCATTTTCATTTTCCTTAACATTGGTGATTCCTAAATCATCACTTGTAAGCCCAATACCTATACAATTTCCAAAATCTATGACTTCTTTTCTTTCACCATTCTCAACGAACCAATCCAACTCTGAATATCTCTTCTTTTTGTTTCCTTTAACAAATGAATTCCAACACAAGATAAACTGCTCAGTTTTTATAGGATTACTACGCTTATTTTCACTAAGTTTCTTAGATGTTGTGGCGAAAATACTTTTATCATTCCAAGAGGTATTAGCTAGCTTAGTAAAGAACTCGTCTACAAGTTCTTTGCCCCAACCTAACGTCATTACCAAATGACAATAAACACCAGCGGCATCAGTTGATGAAATAACACCCTTAGAATCCTTTTGATATTTATCACCCAATTCCTTGGCTTCGTCATAAAATTTCTTGTTCCTAACATATTCTAGGGCAATTGCCTCTTCTGACTTTTTCATTACAGCTGGTGATGAATCCTTCCATGTTATATGTCTATCCAAGTTAAGTCTTCTTTTAACCACTGGAACGACACCTTTCATTCGCTTTATCATCCAGAAATCCAAAATGTCTTCAACTGTCCTTTTACGGCCAACATCAATAGTTGAAACCATTTCATCAGGCACACCAAAAGCAGCCAACGTAGTAATTGTTGTGTTAGATTCAATCACAGCATGACATCTATGATACCCATCATTTAAACGTCCTTCTGGATTAAACTTTATTGTTTCACAATTAGGAAGCCATTTTCCCTCTTCCATTTCACTTGCGTACAACTTTACGGTTGACTTGTTAATGGTTCTATTCTGCCATTCAGTATCTTTGGCAGCTTTATCTAGAATCTCTCTAGCATATTGTGGGGTAAGCTCTATGCCATCTATACCCACTCTAACACCTTTTAAATTAATGTAAAACATAAATTAACGATTAATAAGTAAATTATTTTTTAAATTTTCTCAACTCAGCAATTGGTTTCAACATATCTTGGAATCCATCTATTTTTCCACCAATGTACTCCTTGCAATAGCTTACTCTCGTAAGCCTGTTTCTATACCTTTGATTGTCGGCAGATTTCTTGTCTCTGCCCTTTCCGTCAAATACCGTACCCCTTACATTAGGGTTTCTCGATAACGCTTCACCGAACTTTCTATGCGCTGTCTTTATATACAACTTATAATCATGCTCCTCATCTGATAATGATTTCACGATTCCACCACAGAAATTGAATATTATCGTGCTCAATCCTAGACCTTGATAATCAGGTAATATAACAATTCTGCTGATTGAGCACCCATAAGGAATTCCCTTTCTAGGAGTATTAAGTATTCCGACAAAACCTACTGGAACTCCATTCCATTCAAACAGTAAACATTTGCAAGATTTATTTAAGTCAGCCGTTAAGTAATGTTCCTTCGCAAAACCCATACTTCGCCAAACACTAGGCTCTACCCTTCTGACTGTAAGCTGTATATATGGCCTTTCACCTTTCTTATGATTAACCTTTACTATTTTCACTATCCATGTGATTTACTTTAGTTATTTTCCAAATTGAACTTGATGGCTTTCTTCTCAAAAGCCTCGTCCATTTTTTTTTGTCTGTCAGCTTTCCACTTTTCGTGGCAATCCTTGCATTCAGCATAAATCCAATAATTCTCATTTATTGGCTCGTCTATGTGTTTTCCGCAAACTTCGCAAGTATGAAAAGACTCTACTTCTGCTTTTCTTATCATATCTCTAAGCTCATCAGTGTAGAAATTGGTATAGAACCTCAACCCACCAAACTTCTCCTTTATTTGGTGTATTTCCATCCTATCATTACCTTCTTTCCCAATGTTGTACTTTTCGACATAATCTATAAGCGGTTGATAAAGATGTTCCCATCCTTTACCACACTCAATGCCGAACAGTTCATAAGGCCATTTAGGTACAAACCTTTCTGGATGTTCTTTCCTTTCTTGTTCCTTTTGTTTCTTATATTCCTCTACCATTTTGAGGAATTTCTCTTTTCTTTCATCCATTTAACTTAGTCTCTCTTAATAGTTTACATCCTTCGCTAAACTCTTCATCGCCCACACCACCGCACACTATGCTTCCGCAGTATCGACAATATTTCTCAGAAAATTCACGTTTTGTCATGCTTATATGTATTAACAACTAAATCTATAGCCTCCCCAAGATACTTGGGATTCACCATAGGAATGTCAGCACCCCTTCTCCACTTGTTATGATGCTCCAATAACATAAGTGCTTCTTGTATTTCCATATCAATTTATATTAACTGCATCGCTCAATACTTCAATATCCCTTACAGACTGATGCACAGAGTAATCGTTTCCATCTATATACTCCATCTTCTCCATTTCAACGTTCCCTTCCTCATCCCTATGATTGAGATTGAATACGTAGTCAGGCTGCAACCACTCTATAATATCGAAATGACATGACGCGATTATAATTTTCAAGTTGTTCTGCCTTATATATCTCTGCAAGGCATGGCTCATTGACTTTGCAACGTCTCTGTTGACAACTGAGGTAAACTCATCCACATAGATTATTTGCCCCTTTCCTGCCTCGTAGATGGCTTTACAGAGGTCTAGCCTTGCTCTCTCTCCATTTGATAATTCTTGAGGCTTACGAAGCCATGTAGGAACTGATGCGAGACCCACGCCACATAGCAAGTCACACGCCTCTTCCTCGCTTAAGTTAGGAAACTGACTGATGACAGCCTTTTCATAGTTGTATTCTATTGGTTTAACGTTTCCTATTTCCCTAAGAATTGTTGATTTACCACTACCGCTCTTGCCGCATATTAGCATTATGTTCCAATCCGTAGATAGCATTTCTTGCATATCCTCGTCTGACGGAATAGGAACTTCCGTACTCGTAAAGTCCTTATTCTGTATGTCATAGTTATCGTACAGATATTGAGTGAAATTGTCGTTTACGATTTTAGATTCTAAAAGTATCTTTCCCATTATTTGAATTGTTAATTTTTGCAAAGATATAAAAATTTTGTTAAATTCCAAAAAAAATAGGGAAATATTTCTATCTCCCTACTTTTTTCTTTAATCATCACTGTCTTCTTCGCTAAATTCAACGTCTGATTCACTTATACTATTATCCCCATCTTCTAGTTTTGCTAATATATTCTTAATATATGTCTTCTTATATTCTTCTAGTTTATTAGGATTTACTAAGCCATTGTGAACACATGACATTTCACCTTCATAAGTTATAGTCCAAGGACTTGGCAACTGATTCTTCGTTGTTCTAATCTTAGTGGTTATACCATAGTTATATGTCTCTCCCTTTGCTGTAGCCGTAAGCTTCTTTGTTGAAGACTTGCCGATACCTCCAAGGTGTAAGATAAGTCTTGCTCCATAGAAGAATGTCTTACCACCCTTTAGCTCAATTGAAGGAACACCACCCATAGAATTCATTGAGTCATTCCAAATCTTGTTTACACAGAAGAATGTATTCGTATATTCTGAATTTATCTTCTTAGATGATGGTATTCTGTTGTTGATAATATTGCTGAAAGCTTGTGAAATAGCTCCTGCATCGAACATGTTGTTTCCAGTCTTACTCTCAAGAGACTTGAATGACTGTATTGAACCGATTGAATCCCATATAAAACACATTGGATAAGGTATTTCTCCACTATCTTGTTTATCAAGGAACTCATTTATAGAATAAGCAATATCCTCAAGAACTGCTTGTTTGCGCTTCGTCTTAGATTCCTTACCTGTTGAATAATCACGATTACCATATCTATCAGCAAGCATCTGACTATCGAAATAGAAGAAGTCACCAGTATAGTTGATAATTCTCTTCTCAGTATGTGTGGTTATCTCACCAGTCTCTTCATCAACATCCTCAACCTCAATGTCACCATACACTGGTGTTGCTTTCATACCGCAGTCAATTGCGTACTTGAAATCAAAGTTATTTTCCGTTTCATATATAACTGGGATAATACCATTGTTGATGCAAGATGCAATAAGACAATTTTTAATTGTTGACTTACCTGTGTTAGACCATCCAGTTACGATTGTAAGATAGCCCTTTGGTATACCTGGCAATTTAACGGCATCAGCAAAAGCTTGTGGCAATGGTATAAAATCCATTTCCTTATCTGCCACTGACCTATCAAAATCAGTGCTATCCTTCATTGTAAGTTGAAGCTTTTCTTTCAACTCGCTAATGCTAGGTCTCTTAAATTCCTTTTTCTTGATTGGTTGCTTCATAACTTTATTCTGTTTTTTCCTTGTTTATTTTCTCTTTAATTTTTTCTTTCCAACACCTACGGCAGATGGCTCTATACTTATCATTTCCACCAACCATTACTTGTGCTCCCTCTGTTACAATATCTCCATTCTCCTCAAACCTTGCATTTATTGAGGTTTTTCTATTCCCACACTCACAAGTGGATTTAATCTCCTCAATATCATCAGCAAGTTCAAAAAGTCGTTTTGAACCAGGAAACAGCTTTGATTGGAAATCTGTTCTTAATCCGAAACACATTACGTTTACATCCAAGAAATCGGCTACATCTGATAATTGGTCAACTTGTTCTTCTGTCAAGAACTGGCACTCATCTATAATCACCCATTTAAGCGTTTCAAACTGTGATGCCAATACGTTTCTATACGCCTTAATTGCCTTATAGAGATTAATGTCTTGGTCAATCATTATACATTTACGTTCAAGACCAGCCCTAGAACGGATAATACCTTCTCCATCCCTTGTATCTAATGCTGGCTTCAACACCATTATCTGTACTCCCTTCTCCTCGAAATTGTAAGCTGTGCTCAATAGCCTCAGTGTTTTTGCTGAAGCCATTGAGCCGTAATAATAAAATAATTTACTCATATTGATTATAACATTGCTTAGTTAGAATGGCAAATCATCGTCATCTGTTGCTGCGCTTTCAGCAGCTTCCTCATCGTTTTTATTTGCTTTTTGTTCTTTAAAGGTTTTTACTAATATTTCTTTCTGTACTTCTAGTCTTTTTTCCTCAGATGAACCGACTTTATCGATGATAATTTCATCACTATTGACAATTTCTGAATAATCAGTTGTTGCCTCCTTTAACTCATCCTTTACTCTTTCCTCTTCTGCTTCTTTCTTAATCTTTTCAAGCTCTTCCTTATCTACATACTTATTAAATTCCTTATTAAACACTGGAACACCACCCATTGCGATAATCTCCATGTATTCATATGACTTAACGGTATATACATCATACCATTTCTTTTCATCTTGAATCCATTTCATGCCAAGGTCGAAGTCTTCTGTAAGTGGTGATGGGAATCCATCATCTACAATTTGGATTGATGTCTTGTTATCTGCTGTCTTTGTAAGTGTGATAATAAGGTCAAGACCATTGTTAAGGTCAAAGATGCTATACTCATTTCCCTTCCTAGCTGCTGCTTCTGAACGGATTTTTGCAAGATTCATAATCTTGTCATAAACTCCATCTTTCTTCTTTGAAGAATTGAAAAGCCAGAACTTAACTCCGTCCTCCTCATGTCCACGCTCGATACAGCGCACAATCCACATTTCCTTAACTTTATTAAGGAATTCAATGTCACCGTATTTCTTCCTTGAAGGTTCGTCACTTGCTCCGCTCTTAAGTTCCTTTGCTTTCTTTGATGTCTCACAGAAAGGACACTTATCACCCATATCCACACCATCTTTCTTGTTGTGTGTAGGGCACACGAAAGTCTTCCACCCATTAGGTGAAACCTCCTTGTTAACCTTTACGGTATGCATAAAAACTTTCTTGAATGGACTGCCACCCTCTGGGGAGAATGGTAACAATCTGATAGTTAGCGTCTTTGTTGTCTCATTATCTGTAAGCCTTGCTTGTAGATAATTCTTCTCGTTGAATTGAGTTTTTTTAGTTGGCGTTAAAGCCTTTTGTTCTTGTTCATACTGGTTTTTTACCTCTTCTGCGTCAATGTTGACACTAAAATTTTTGCTATTCATAAATGAATTGTTGTTAAAAAAGTTATTTTAAATGTACGCCAAAACGTACTTAAATTTGTTAATGCAAAGATATAAAAAAAATGTTAAAAAAGCAAATTTTCCCCTATAATTTTTCCTGTTATAGGGGAAATATTTCAATACTCCTTAAAGTCTAAACAATTTCTCAAGTGTCTGGATGTCATCATCGTCCACCTTGAAGAAAGTGTTGGCAATATCATCGTCTGGATTGTCAACATCGTCATTTGTAATGACATACTCTTGTGTTGTAGGCTCTGCATTGTCTGAATAAGCCTCATATCCACCTTGTTTTGCCTTTTCAGCCCAAAAATCAGTAGGCTTTACATTGAAAGGATAAGAATCTAATGAACGTAGATTCAACTTCTCAGTCTGGGTTGGGTTTCTCTTCTCGAATTCAGCCTTTAAAGCCTCAATTTCGCTGTTATTATCCTCAACCTTTGAAAGTAAGTTGCTAATCGTGTCAATTAACGAATTTATTCTCGTGTCAACCTTTGACAAGTCTCTTCCTATGTGATTCTGCTTAACATTAAGTTTGTCTTGTGCCTTTGTAAGACCGTCAATGTCAATAGTATCACCATCATCAACAGATTCTTCCTCTCCCATGTCACCCATTGGGTCTTCACCACCCATATCGCCACCAGCCATTGGGTCAGCACCACCCATAGGGTCTCCACCCATTGCATTTGGGTCTCCTCCTGCCATTGGGTCTCCACCCATAGCGTTAGGGTCTCCACCGCCCATAGGGTCAGCTCCAGCAGCATTTGGGTCTCCACCCATAGCGTTAGGGTCTTGAGGCATTCCACCACCCATAGGGTCTCCACCCATTGCATTTGGGTCTCCTCCCATTGGGTCAGCACCACCCATTGCATTTGGGTCTTGCTCGTCTTCACCAGCTTCTTCTAGTTCCTCTGGGAGTGGTATACATGTCTCACTGAGACGCATAAAGTGCTTATGTGCCTCATATAAGTTATTTTCCTTAAGATACTTAATGTTAGTTGCCATTGGTATATTAATCGTTCAATAGTTCTTTATTGTCCTCAGTTAAAATAGTCTTGGAACTTTCTGTTCTCTCGATAAGTCCTTTGTCTTTCTTAATTCTCTTAGTAGCCATAGCTCCGTTTAAAACATTCTGTGCCATAGCAATTTTCTCGCTTGTAGTCATAACTTCTTCCTTTATAACTTCATTATTTTTCTGATTACTAGAAAGACTTATCTGAGGCTTTCTATTATCAATATGTTTCATTATAAATCTTCCCATAATACTTAGTTTTTATTTACTATAAATATCTCATTAATTGAAAAATACTGATTTATCCTCTATTTTAGAGAGATTTGATACGCAAAGCTCACCATTCGTTAGAATGATTAGCTTATCGTGGTATTTATTCCAGTCAATGATATATTCGTTATTAGGTTTGTCTGAGTCAGAATTCTCTTTTTCTATAAGCTTATTGAGGGCATTAATTGAGAACAAACAACCATTTTTAACGTGCATAACAGTAGAATTGCTCAAATTCTTGATAAACTTGTCCTTGTCATATGTCTTGAACGTGACGAGATATTCATGCTTGTTAGTGTCTATTGTGTATGCAAATACTTTATCCAAACTCACCTTGAATGAGTTTCTAAGTGTCTCTAGAAAGGAAAGAATTTTGTTCTTTTTTACGAATGTTCCAATTATTATTCCATTTGCGCTCATTTCTGTTATTTAAGTTGATATGAAATATGGTAAGGCATATTTCTTATTCCCTAGTTGTCTTACAACCTTGAAGACAGCCTTGTCATCATCTTCAAAAATTATATTGCTTGGGTTAGATTTAATCTTATTTATAACCTTCTCCTTGCTGATTCTGCAATACTCGAAGATGTCCAATGATATTCCTAGGACATTCCCCTCATACGGAATGTAGATTAGGTTGTTACTTATATAAATATTTTTTATGTCTTTAGAATATATAATATTATATAATTTTTTTATTTTACTATATTTTAACCTAGATATGTCTATATAAATATATTTAATATTTTTTAATATATTATTATATACTATATCGTAGAAATTGCGCAAATCTTGTTCAAAGTCTGAACGACTTTCACTCCTACTGAAAGTCCAATAGATATTATCCCCTAAAGTCTTGTCTAATATCGACTTATAACCACTGTATTTCTTCGCGTTCTTCCATCCTACCACTAAAATAGGTCTAGTGGAGTCAGCCAATGAAATGTCATTGACTTGCTCCACACACCCATCAATTTTAGTAAGTTTCTTATCCGTAACAATATACCCTAACCTTTTCATATCTTTTCACTTTGTATGCAAAGATATATAAAAAATGTTAAAAATCCAAATTTATCCATTATAACGCCATATAACTTGATACTTGCCGTTCTGAGGAGTAGGATAACGTGTATCAGTAGACATTCCAGTATTTGCTGGTAAGGCTGTTTTTGCTTTACCCCATCCATATGATTTATCAGGACCACCGACATTTCCCTTTTCAGCGAATATCTCTACATGGTGATAATGAACACTTCCTACAGTTTGATTAACCGCAATAATGTCGAATGGCTTAACTTCCTCATAACTGTAAGTCATTTTCTTGAATCCCTTGCTTATCAATTTATTGGCGAATGCTGGGTCATTTCCTAAGAAAGCTTCACTACCCCCTTGTAATCCTTCAACTCCGAACAATCTCAAACAAGCACTTACAAAACCTGAACAGTCATGACGTACATCATCATTTGTTAAGTCACAATGACTTGTGGTTCCAGTGTCATATGTTTTGACTTGTGTAACATACCATTCAGCCATTCTCTTCACTGCTGTTGACCAATTCGTTTCTGTTGCTTGTGTTAATGTACTTCCAGTCATTGAAGCCAATGTGTTCTTAAATGCAATCCATTGGTCTTCATTGTTAGATATACGCTCTTGATTATGATTACCACCAATCAAATCAACTGTATTCCAACCCCTTATACCTGGGCATAACTTTCCACAAACATCAAAATGTCGTATGACCTTATCAATAGGAACATTATACTTCGTCATCAAAAATTTAGTTAGGTTCAAAGCATTCTTCAATACTGCGTCAGTATAATACCATTCTACCCTATTAGGAACATAAATTTCTTCATTCAATGTTCCATTGAATGATGAACATATTTCAATACCTATTGAGTTACTGCATGTACACTTTCCGAAAAAAGCTCCAGGATGATTCTGGTCATTTGAACCATTTCCACAATGGTAACAATAATATTTATCAACATCTGGATTGTATTGGTATATCGTTTCATCATCAACACAAAAGTCAGCAGACGCTTCCTTTGTCTTAGGGTCATTATCAGTTCTAAGGGAGTCAAAAAATTCACAAGTCCATTTTGCTTGTCCTTTTTTAGATTGACTACTAGAAGTATAGTGGATAACGATATATTCTATCTTCTTGTTTCTATTTCCGTGTATAAGTCCTGGATAGTTCTCCACACCTGAAATATTACCTCCACCACCTCCCAATGTAGGCATCATGGAACTAACAATGCTATCACAACTCTTAGGCCCCCAACTTTCCAATAGACTGAAATCATTTTTAAACTGCGGAACTTCCTTATTAAGAAGGGTATCATTTCCTAATACCACCCTCCTCTTGGCAATTGTTTGCAAGAACTTAACATTTGTTGTGTTAGGCAACTGTTCAGAATATCCGTCTTCGCTTCCATTGTGTTTTGGAGCTATAAATATCTGCCTTTGTTCACTAGGAACACTCTCAAGGAGTTCAACAACAATACTCTCTGGCTCTACTGAGTAATCTTCTCCGTAATTATCGCCACGCTCCCAATATATCTTTTTAACATACTTAAGATACTCATTGGTTGAAACAATCATATCGAATATATTTGCGACTTTTGAAGAAGCCTTAATTCTCATCTGATTCGTCTCACTTCCTGCTATTTCCTCCTTTGTCAATTCAACACTAATAGATGGAGTTGAATTACATGATTTCTGTATAGCATTGAAGAAAGCAACGTTCAAGCTTTCCTTTTCAGTATCATTAGTTGTTGCTGCTGGTTCCCAATAGCTCTTTGCAACCTCGTCCTTTGGTTTTCCTTGTCTATCAACGTTCTTGTAAGTGCCAACATAAATTGACATGTATCTACCGTTTGACATTGCATTTTGTGCCATTATAACTGGTGCCTTATCACTAACCCAAGGGTTATTTAACTTATGTTGCATTTCCTCAATAGTACCAAATCCTATCAAGTAAGTCAATTCCTCAACACCAAATGATTTCTCTACAATTCTATCACCTTTGTGGAAATATTTACTGTCAGTATGGCTATGCATTTTGTTATCATCTGTATGAGTCATGGTTGTTTGAGTATATTTTGATAAAATCCATGAAGGACTTTGAGTAAATATGTTCCTAACCATTTCCCTAACGTTATCAGTAACACCTCCAGTGTTTAAATACTTTTCATACGCCTTAACAACGTCAAATTGTCCATGTTTAAAAATGTCAGTCTTAAATGTCTTTGAATTGTTATATCTATTATATATAACAGTGGCAGTAAGCATTTCGTTCAATTCATCAAGTCCACCACTTTCATTCATAACAAGTGCGCATATTGAATCCAATACAGTATGACCGCTTAAATAAGTATAAGCATTAACTTGTGTACTCATATTTCCAGTTGGATGACAATCATCTTGCTGTACTTGTCTATCAAGCTCTGAAGAAAGGTCTGGGCCAGCACCATCAACGCTATATAAAGGATAGACCTTATATGGGCAGTCATTGTTAATATCTGCCAATGTTGTCCTATCAACGTTAAAACCACCGTTGTCACCTTTTCCAACACCCTCTGTAGGAGTCTCATCTGAGAATATGTTCTCAACGAACTTGGTTGACACATTAGCCATACGGCAACCAGTGAACTTTGTTACCATGTTTCCTGGTGTTATTGAATGTGTAACCTTCATAATCATATAAGAACCCTTGAACATTGGAACATTGAGAAGCACGAAATACATCATCGGTTGAACCCAAGCGCAACCCATCATTTCCACCTCGCAAGTGTATGACTGTGTGGAATAAATGTCAAACAAATCTTGAGCTGCAACTGTCTTGTTCGCTGGTGACGTTCCTGCTGACTCTTGCAATATGTAGTGTTTTGCTTGTATTGATTGCTGTGTTGCAACAGGACTCTCCATGTTTATGTTAATAGACTTGAAGAAACTCTGATACTGCTTGCCATATGACACACCGAAAGCTGGAATTCTATACTGTCCATCCTTGTCTGTCTTTGTTCTAATTGCTATAGGAGTTTCATTTTCGTCATTCAGCATGAAGCCATCGTTGTTATACTCGTTGTTTGGAATATCCAAGTTCTTTGATGGCTCGTATGGATATACTACCACAAAACTAGGCGATTTATGTAAGTCACTTTCTGTTCTCCAGTCAATTTCATTAAATGATTTCATGGTGAACATTTCTTCCATGCTGCCATACTTGTTCAAATCAAAGAAGTTCTGAATTGACATTAACATACATCTGTTCACGGCATATATATCAGCCATGAATCCTAGCATCATGGTATTAACGTCCTTATAAGCCAAGAATGCCTTTAACTTTTCAGACAATATCTTAGGGTTTATTAGCACCTTGTCACCAATATAGTTATAGAATGAATCTATAAAGTAGAAATTATGACCGACACCTTCACAATTCTTGAAGAATGATTCAAGTGTCCAGTCTTCCTCCTTGTTCATTGGAATCCATTTGTCATATACTTGCTTCAAGTATCTATACAACTCCTTCTTGATGTCTTCAGTTGCCTTTGTAGGCTCTTTTGACGTTCTTACAAGTCTTCCGCTATCATCCTTAACCTCTGTATCGATGTTATACAACACCCTTAGTTTTCCTATGAATGTATCTAGGTATTTCCTAGCCGTATCTACAGTTATTGGGTTATATTTTTCACCTCTTGCAAATGCAGAAATGGAGAACATACTTAAGTTAATCATTACGCTAACTCCCAACAACTCACTGCTTAATGTCTTAACTGTCTCTGAATTTTCGTTTAGTAAGAATCTGTACCTATTGTAATCCGTATTTGATGACCTTCCTAACATTGTATTTACAGTTTCTCGTATTTCTCTAACCAGTAAAGAATCTGATAAGTCAGAAGGTATTGCATAAGGTGTCTTTGAAAGCTCTTCTATAGCACTTTCCGCAGTAGTATATTGCGTTTGTGCTGTTAAACCTTGAATCATTATCTTGCTTAATGTATCATTCAAAGCAAGTTTATCCAATAAATAACCATATCTGCTCAACCAATCCGCAAGGTATTTAACAATTTTCAATCTAGCTGGGAAATTATAGTCAAAAACACTTGCCTCACCATAACCACCTCCTGGTATTACTGACAATATTTTAGTTACCTTATCAGATTCCTTCAAACTACCGTTTTGATTTTTACCAAACACATAGCCATTTTCCAAGTTATACCTTAGAATAGCGACACCCATTTGTAATATTATCAGCTTTGGCGCATATACAAAATCCTTAGAATTAGCGCGATGGTCATATCCTACTTGTTCTTGTTCCCTAAACGGTTTGTGGTTGATTCTGAAACCAGCCAACGCTGCTAGATGCCAAGCATTAAATTTAATGCCTGCATATGTAAATTCTAATGCATAATCAGAATACAAATAATGTTTATATAAGAATGAAGAACTGTAATCATATGTCTGAGCTGTTGAATTACTAACATTTGTAAAACACTCTGTTAAAGTATATGAAGTAACTGAGCCATTTACAGCTTCACTAACCAAGTTAGAGCGTCTGCTGCCATTTGCCTCATATGTAACTGCTTTAGGCGTACCGTTATCATCAACTGTAAGAAGGAAGTTGCCATCACCATCGATGGTATATCCTGAAGTCTTTAAAGGACTTGAATCGCTTCCTAGTCTATTAAATACTGAAACTCTTCTAGTCCACTGTGAATCAGTATTGAAACACTGCTCATAATAAGATAATCTATCTCTATCAACAGTTGCTCTAGATGATATTTCGTTGTACAAGTAGCTGTAGCACTCCTCTGATGTATCAGCAGCGTCTTTCAATATATCCTTAACATAATTGATATTGTCACTTATAAACAAAGTACCAAGGCCAATCTTATCATTGTTAGTGCTGTAATTCGTATATGAGCCACATTCCTTCGCAAACGCAAAGTCATTATCATACGTTGTATTCCTATTTTGGTTTATAACACTTAGATATTCCTTTCTGTCTTTAAATGACACATTCTGAATTGGGAATGCCCAGTTCTTAGGCTTTCCGCTTTCATATGTTTCATTTAAGGCATATCCATCAATCCACAACTCATTGGCCTTTACGCTACCGACAGAAAATAGTACGTCAGTACCCCAAGGGCAGTTTTCACTAGTATTTGAGTTTGTTATTGCTGAAATGACGAAATCTGTATTTATTTCTCCGTTTCTTAACCTAGATAAGAAGTTAGAGTCAGTGAGTCTAACCAAATTTTTAAAGTTAAGTGCTTCTGTTTCAGCTATCTTCTCAACGCTGCCATCCCAGTTACTTGCAAAAGTAAGACTGAAATGGTTTAACGTCATTATTGTGAACATTCTGATAGCAACTTTACCAGCAAAATCATATCCTTCTATCTCACTGCATATCTCGTCCGAAGAACCATAAGGGCTTCTCTCTATTATAAAGTCAAACGTAGTTAAAGGATGGTTGATTATTGCCTTTAAAGGCTCTTCTTGCTGCGCGTTCATTTGCGCAATCATCTGAGCCGTATCTTCTGCCTTTGTGCTAACATAGTCAATACCATTCAACAAACCGTTGATTAGGTTTATCTCCTCAAACAGTCTTGTACCATTTTGGTATTCTCCCACCCAAGTATCTTCTTTCTTTACAATTTCGTCTTCACCCAATATATTTCTAGAAACTCTAGGGAATGGTGGAATTATATCATCCTTATTTGGGTTTACGTCATTGCATATTCCATCTGGTCCGACAGTAACGCCAAGTTCTTCTGCCGTTCTTCCGCTCATGGAAGATATGTTCGTATACATCATGTGCATCAGCGTTTCCAAGTGAGCAAGCATAATCCTAGTGAAATTCTCAATGGTAGGATACCATTTCATTTGACTATAGATGTAATTGTTTAACGCTGTATTCTTCTTTTTCTCCTCCCTCTCATCTACATTGGAGTTCGCATCATCTTGCAATGCGTTTATAATGTCCTTGATTATCCTATAGTTAGGGGCAATTGAGTAACAATATATATACTGGTTTACACCATCGTTATATATCGTCTCTAGCACATGATTCTTATGTTGTTCTCTCTTTTGTTGTATGTTCTCTGTATATTCTACACTATAGAACACAGTTTCGATTACCTCTTCTTCTGGCAATTCATTCCTTCTATGGAAACCGTTAAATACGACTTTATTGTCTGAGCTTATGAAAAGCTTGTTGAAAAGGTACATTAATTGATAATCACTAAAATCTAGGCTTACATTCTCTAGATTCTTATAATTGAAATCCTTTGATTGGTATTCTTCAATTGCGGTATGCAAATCTGCGTTCAATTTCTTGAATGAATCAGGAAATGTCTCATAGTCCAATGACAAATCTTCTATTCTCCTATCATCAGACATTTGCATAAGAATCATAATTCTTATGTCATCTGCGTCACTACCCTTCTCCTTATACAAGAAACAATGCTCCTCGCCATACTTTGCACACACGATGTTGAACAAGGTTGCATACCAGTTCTTATACATTGACCTAATATTGGTCAATAAATTTATTTGTTCTGTATGGTTTTTCTCCTCATCAGAAAGACCAGTGCTAGACTCAGTATAAGCACTAGCTAGCACAATGTCAATGTCCGACATCACTTCAACCAATGTCGGCATTGGCTTTTTCTCTGTTTTTTCTCTATTCCATAATGCAAACGTTCCATCCTTAACCTTGCTCTCCCAATAATCCTTTCCTTCATAGTCAGAATAAGGGGCAGCAATCAAGGCATCCATAGAAATATCAGTCAAGAATGAATAACTATATCCGATAAATCTAGTGTTTACATCAAAATCGCCAGTGCTAGAGTTAAACTTGGTGACAAACTTATCACACATAACCTCATACGTAACAGGTTTACCATAAAATCCCTTCAAGGTTATGGTAAACTTAGGCATAGGTACTCTAAAGAAACATTGGAAGAATGATTGAGCAATGTTATCAACGTTCAATCCCCTAATACCATCGTAAGAGTCTGTCCTACTTAGCTCTGTTGGTTGGAATAATGATAGTCCTCTAACGTCAGTGAACACAATGTTGATGATTGGAACACAAGACTTTTGATACTCGATGTCAATTGACTTAATACCTATCATTTCAGTCGTACCATAGTCAATCAAGTCACCGACATACATATCTGCATAGTGAGTGGTGAGATAATTAGTGCTCTTACCATCACTAGTAGATACTTTAGTTCCTCCTAGGAAATTGACTGTTCCAGGTTTTCCATCCTCAGTATGGTCTGTCCTATATTGTAGAATAAGGACATTGGTTGCTTTCTTATCGCTAGAAACTATGTTATCTCTACTACAGACTTCAACCTCAATATTGAGGGCAATACAATAGTCTTCGAGCCTTGGACTTCTGTTATAATAGTCAAGATGCTTCCAAGAATCGATATTATTTGTATTATGAATACTGTTAATTCCAACAGCAGAAACGTTTGGTTCTACGTAGTTTACACTAGCATGACAATTCATGTTATATTACTTTAAGCCGTATAATTTAGAATATGTTTTAATTTCTCCCTCATAGAGCTGTAGTGCTGTTTCTAGAGGGAATGGAATACGTAACTTTGTACCATCATCAATATTAAACTCCAAAGACCCTGCATGTGGATTAGCTTGCAAAATAAGCCATCCATAATTAGGGTCATTGTAATATTGATATGATAATAAATCCAATCTAGTTTTTCCTACTTCATAGTAAACGTAGAAATCACTAGCTGTTTCAGGTATTTTAATGGATGGAATTTTTTTATAAGTTCCATCCATTATAAATGATTTATATCTGTTATAAGCCATATTTTGTTGTTTTATTTTTCTTCAGTATCACAGACAGATATATTCTCTATCACCTTCTTGCTACTATCACGAAGCATGTCAGGATATGAGAATGGCTTGAACTTAACCTCCTTACCACTTCCATTGCTGTCATATTGTACCATTTCAGCACGGTTGTCGTATACACTAGTATTAGCGTAATAGTTGAAGGATACAGCATTCTGCAAGCGAGAGATAGGTCCTGCAAGGTCGCTTCCACCCAAGAATGTAAATCCTAATGTGACTTTAGCAAACATAGGCATTACACCAATTCCCTCTGGGTTCAAATCCCACTGAGGTTCTTCATACTGTATGCTCAAGCTGTTAATGATTATCTTGGTATAGTAGAAATCACCCAATCTCAACACACAAACTGGAGGTCTACCAAATGATAGGTTGTAAGCTGTGCTGAATGAACCTTCACCAGCACCTACAGTAGAACCTTGTCTTGTACATTGATGCAAGAACGTAAGTCTTGCGTTGAATCCTTCTGGAGATATTGAGTGATACGCAGGGTCGAAATACTTAATCTTATCTGTTATTAAGTGATGCATGAATGGGTCGTTTCTCTCCAATAACTCGAAGAATTCACCTTCATTGTCATATCTCTCTGCAACCTTTGGTTCACTAACTGTAATACCCTTTCTCTCCCAAGAGTCATCATAATCCCAAGATAATGGGTCAAGATAGTTCTTGCCAGTATACTTACTAACGTCTTGAATTGTAGCAGTCCATTCATTAAGTTCTGCTGGAATAACAACAGGTTTTCCTTCAGGTGATATTGATAATTTTGACTGTCCATGCTCTTCCAAAGCCTTTCTTCCCTCTGGTGTTCCATGTAACAATTCTCTTATTGTCATAAACGGCTTCTGTGACGTTTCCTTGGTAGTTGTGGCAACCCTATCAACCTTTGCCAATGTAGTGCCTGTATCATTTGCTGGAACAACCACATCTTCCGCTACTGCCGCATTTTCAATGTCATATTGCTCATAGTTAATCTCTAGGCAAGCACAACGCCATACTTTAGACTCCAATAGGTTATCACCACCGACATCTATTCTTTTGACTTTATCATATGTGCCACCTGAACTTTCTACGTTAACACCAGATAAGAAATTAGTACCATCTAACCATTTCTTGAAAGTAAGTGCTCTGTTTTTTCCTAGTTCTTCATTCCACTTAGGGTCTCCTTGTTTTGAAGCAAGTCCAAGTATCTTAGCACTAGTTATCTTGTACTTTTCACCGTTTGTATCTTGGCATATAGCCCTTATCAAACCAACCAAGTCTTCATCGTATAGACCAGATAGTGTTGTTTCACTTGCACCACCTTCTGCGGCTACGAACAAGTCAGCAAAACTGACAAGCATATCGTTTGATTCCTCATCATCATTCTTGCTAATTCCTAGTCTCTCACAAAGTTGCTCATAGTTATAAACCAACTGGAAACCTTTATCACTAGCTCCAGATTCTAAGGTATTACTGTTAAGCATGTATGACTTAGTATCTACATAGCTATCAACGTGGTTGAACACTTGCGTTGCATAGTCTCTGTTTCTATCCACTGTTGTATTATCATAAGGAACTGTGTTCACTCTATAATAAAACCTCTTATACATCCAAGTGTATTGGTATGATGCAGTACCGCTTCCTCTTTTCGCATATGCTCCATTACCTACCATCTTTGTCAACTCATACTCATTGTTTCCGTATTTAGCAATGTATTTGTTACCGCTTGGGTCTGTCAGATACTGAGACTTAATAGGAATTTTAGCATCATCTATGTATGTCTTGTCGAAAAGAGCTTTTGGTATTGGAGTCCTATCTTGACCTATATTTTTGTCTGTAATGGAAATACCTGCGTTGGCTCTTGTTTCATAACCACCATACTGAGTGCCATTTACCATAACAATGTCACTCATGGTTGTTGGAATGTCCTTCACAGTTCTAGAGCTTTGGTCATAATACGTCTGTGTTCCTATACCGTTCATAAGGTAATAGACAGCATTGACATCTGTGTTTGAACCTACTGGATAGTCATCCCTACCACTATAGTTGTTAGGATAATAAAGTACACAATGAATCTTGTGATTACTTGTTTTCTTCACCACTTCTGGCTCTTGTGGTTTTGTCACCACAGGTTTTGGCTCTGGTTCAGGGTCTTTAGTCTGAGGAGGTGTTATATCTCTATGCTTGTATTCATGCGGTTTAGCTGTCAATATTTCACAGCCTGCAAAGAAACGAAGCAAGGTGTTTTCTTGGTTGTTTATCTCATCAACACCACCACCATTTCCAGGAAGTAAGCTCTTGCCGCCATTTTTCATACCGTTGCGCTTATGGCCAGTCCAATAATCAAGTATTGAAGGGTGGTCTATAAGTAGCGTAAATGACAACGTGCCGCTTCTTTCTGTATCTGTATATGTGTATATCTTCTCACCACGTCCAATGAATTGGTTCTGATTCCAGTTAACTCTAACATCCTCATTGAATGACAAATCATATGGTGGAAACCACATTATACGTCCACCAAGAGGGCCTTTTTGTTCAGCAGAAAGGCCATTTTCGTCATATTCATCTTGCTTAATATTGCTACTTTTCCATGCCAAGTTCTCGATTGAGAACATACATTTTTTAATGGTAACTTGCTTATCTTCCTTATGCTCAAAATAATCCTTAATCTTGGCTGTAGGAGCTATGTTAACTAGTCCATTCCTATAGTTTAATACGCCATAGTCATCCAATCTCTGGCTACCGCTTCTAAACTTATATGCAGCGTTTTCAGGCACTCTGAAACCAACTGTTGAATAGTTTCCGCTTAACTCGTTTTGCTCTAACTTATCAGCAGTGTCAGCCTCTTCACCAAATGGTCTTATAGACCTAGCCAATTGGTTATACTGATGGTGATATGTCCACACTCTACAATATGGGTTATCATAGCCGTTTTCAATGGTTTTCTTCTTTTTAAGAAGATTTCTACCATGTGACATACCATATTGCTCAGTTATGGCATTTTGCGCAATATTATCCCTACTCTTTGAATCTTGAGAATCAGTATGGAATCTAGCTATCAGCGTTCTATACTTTCCATGATTAAAGTTATCATTCGTCTTCCTCAAAATGTCAGGAGTTGTCATCGTATTTGCAAAACTGCTAATACCACCAAGATTAACTCCTGGATTTGCATTTTCTATGTCGTATGATGTTCCAATTGTCTTGTTATCAACACTTTCGTCAGTTGATTCAGCATATGAAAACAAGATATTTCTCTGTGAAGTATCACTAAACTTAACGTCAGGCTTCCAATCACCCACATAATTCATTGGGTCATCATGTGGATTTGCGAACCTAACAGTTGGCCTCTCCTTATAGAATGTAAATTTAGGAAGGCCATAGTTCTGGTTCTCAACAAGAACACCTTGATTATAGTTTCTCCTAACATGGTCGAAAATAAAGAGATAATCCTTACCCAAAAGGCTTATTGGCTCACGGCCTAGTGACTGCACAATAAACATAATGTCCTCATACGAGTTATTCATGCCAATAGTTCTTGATATGAAGTCACTATTGGCAAGGAAATCAGCAGTTGCATATCTAAGTGCATCTGGAATTGATTTACCATATTCTGATATTGCTTGTCCTAAATTTTTTGAAGCACTAGCCATATATAAAATGTAAAAATTATAACCTTTTATTAAATACTATTTATCCTTTTCTTCCCCATAAACTTGTTTGAGCTGGCAAACCACGCATCTGAGCTGAGTCATTCATGAATCTACCACCATTAACGTCATTGTTCATAGAAGACTTGATTATTTCCTTCAATGATGAAACAAACTGATGGTCACTCAACAATTGAGATACATCGATGTTCTTGAATGAATTTCCACCTTCTAACCTGATTGTTCCATTAATCTTAACATTAAAGTCATTAACCGTTATATTGTTTCCACCAACGTTAGAAACCTCAGTTCCCCTTGGTTCATAGATATACTCTCTCTCGCCTATTGGTTTAGCCTCCACATCGTTCTTATTGGTTAAAACACTAGTAATCGAATCGTTAATGGAAGCCAATGTTTCACCTATAGTCTTAGTAGGTTCTGCACTTGATTTTCCAAATATACTATCAATTAACGGACTGCTAAAGTCATCTGGATTATATGTATCTGGAACAACTGAACCAAATCCGAACAAGCTTGTGATTCCATCGAATACTCCACTTGCTGTATTACCAATTACATCAAACACACCACTTGCAGTGCTTGAGAATGCATCGGTAATACCTCCGAATAATCCACTAATTGTATCCCAAAGTCCGCTTGCGTTGCTTGTCAATGTCTCACCGACACCACCAAACAAACTAGAAATACCATCCCATACACCACTTACTGCGCTTGAGAATGAACTCATTATGTCATTACCGAATAGGCCATTGATAAGTGAACCAGGTAGACCGTCAATTAAACCGAACAACTTAGCTTGCTGGCTAGGATTCAATATCATTTCGCCACTGTTCACTCTTGCTAAGACTCTATCACCTTCGGTTTGATTTCCACTAACAACACCGCCCTTTGAGAATAGTCCAAATCCACTTGACACGAAATCCCAAGCATCACTAGCGGCACCAGCAACCCAATCGGCAGCATCGCCAATAGCACCAGTAGTCCAATCCCAAGCATCACCGATAGCACTTCCAATGCCTCCTAACAAGTCACCAAGACCACCAAATATACTAGATGCCAAACTGCCAATACCATCCCACATACTTGTTGCAACATTTGTAACCGTATCAATTGAGCTATTCCAAGCGTCACTAACAAAATCAGTTACACCGTTCCAAGCGTCACTGACAGCAGTTGTTGTCCAATCCCAAGCTGCACCAACACCGTCTGTAATAGCACCCCATGCAGTGCTGACTTGGTTTGTAAAGCCATCCCAACCGTCTGAAATTGTACCCCAAACACCACTTGCAACGTCAGAAACACCATCCCAAACGCCAGTTGCAACACTAGAAATACCATCCCATACACCTACACCAAGGTCTTCAATACCGTGCCATACACCTTCGGCAACAGTTCCGATACCATTGAACAAACCTTCACCCATTGTTAGCAAACCGCCACCAATGTCTCCGTCAAGCATTTGTCCAAATCCATCAACAACGCCAGTACCGACTTCACCGATACCATCCCAAACACCCTTGGCAACATCACCAACGGCAGAAGCAGCACCACCAAGTACGTCTCCTACGCCATTGGCAACTCCACCTACGATGTTACCGACACCATCAACGACACCAGCACCAGCTTGACCAAATACACCTTCAGCAAAGTCTCTTACTGGACCGTTCCAAGTATCCTTAATGAAATCAGTCGTTTCTTGCCAATGTTTACCAATGAATCCACCGACTTCACCACCAAGCCATGCACCTGCGGCTGTACCAATTGGGCCTAACAAGCTACCAATTGCACCACCAGCGATTGCACCTACAGATTCACCAATAGCCTCATTCTTGTTATTGGTTGCCTCTTTCATGGTGTCGTTGTACTCTTGTTGAGTAATCTGTCCGCTAGCCAACTGCGCATCAAGGTCTTTCTTGGTATCTTTGAAGTTATTCATTTCCATACCTGCGCCAAGTGCGGATGTTGCAATTGCAAAAGCTCCTGCTCCCTTAACGAACTTAGCTCCCCTTAATGCTCTTGTTGCCTCAAGACTCTTAGCTCCTTGACTACCAACACGACCCATTATTTTGCCAGTAGCACTGTTGACAATGTTTTTAGTGCCATTAGCTCCAGTTACTACCTTCGGCCCACGAGTAGCTAGTCTAAGCGACTTAACTCGCCCAGCACCACTAGCCCTAAGTGCTTTATAATTTGACCTAGCATATCTTGAGTATGCTCCAATATTACCTCCACCACGAATTGCATTTCCAGTGTTTCTAGCCTTTCTAGTTACAACGTTTCTAAGACCTCTAGCACCGCTTGATACGCCTCTACCTAACGCACGGCCACCATTTACCACTCCTCTGCCTAACGCACGGCCACCACGTCCTAAACCTCTAACAGCAGCACGCCCACCGTTTCTCAAACCTCTACCAGCACTTCTTACGCCTCTACCGATTCTACCACCACGAGCAGCACGTGCTCCGCGTCTTGCTAAACGTCCTCCACGTCTTAAAAGCCTACCACCACGTCTGAATAAGTTTAATCCCCTGCCTAACATTCCAAGAATCTTTGTTCCTGCATATATAGCCGCAAACCAAACCCAATGGTCTAAAATAAATCCAACGGCATCAGCTATTTTTCCAAGAGCACCAATAATTGTATCAGCATTTTGGTTTATAAAACCAATAGCTTCATCAACAACCTTGGCTATCTTTGTTCCAAGTTCACCAGCCATGTCAATTATTTCAGGGCCAAACTTTTCAAGCATTTGATATATTTGAGGCAGTTTTTCGTTTATACTTGCTGCCATATTAGCAAGAGCAGATGTTTGAAGACCTTCAATCTTTTCATTAATTGATGTTAATGTCGCTGCTTGGGTTCTCATTATCTCTTCATCAGACTTACCCTCTAGTGACATCATCTTATCAAGGTCTCCGTTCTTGACAAGTGTATCGACATCTTGTTCCCTACCTTGTAGGTCAGTCATCTTCAACTTGCCATCTTCACCAATATATGATGAATTGATGATATAATCTTCTTGTTCCTTGCTATATCCTCTATTTCTAACTTCGTTACCGAAATGGGCTTCCTTATAAGCCACCTCTGACTGCTTCTTGGCAATTGACATTGCCTCATCCATGCTGATACCCATTGCTTGAGCAATGTTCTTAACAAAGTCACGGTTCATACCATTGACATTTGCCATGCCAGTCTTAGCATCAAACGTAGCATAACCGCCAAGAGTCTTGGTCATTCTCTCTGTGAATGCCTCTGGGTCATAGTTTGCCTCATATGACATCAAAAGAGGGTTAGAACCATATGCTCCAGCAGCACCACCAAGCATCTGCAACTGTGCTGAATGTTCAATGGCCTTATCGATGTCCATAAAGTTTTCAGCAGCTCTTTCTACAGACTGTAGGTTGAATCCAAGTTTCTCTGACAAAGCGGTCATCTTAATGATGCCATTGACACCATTACGGAATGACAACTTGTTTGCCAATGAAAGGTTTTTAGCAACCTTTTCACTGAATTGAGCAGCATTAAGTCCACTCTTAGCAGCAGTAGCATATGCCTTTGAAACAGCACCAGTAACAGAACTTAGCTGGCCACCTAAATGTGTGGTAATTTCGCTAGTAAACTGTGCTGCTACATTAGAGCCGACAAGCTTGTTAATCTGAACAAACTTCTCCGCATCTTCATCGTTAAGCATTAATGCTTTACCGCTTGCTTGGGCAAGATTTACTTGCAGTTCTTTAACTGCATCGGCTGCAATACCGTATCTAAAAGCTAAGTCAGTTGCCCTTGTAGTAAGTACGTCTGTATAAGCTTGGGCTTGCTTGAACGACATACCCATGCTACGAGCAAAGTCAATACCCATTTGGTGATATTGCATAATACCACCAAACGCTTGTTTTACTAATCCAAGTGCCATGTTAGCACCACCAGACAACAAGCTAAAAAATACATTGAATAAGCCTAGCAAAATACCCATATATTTCAGTCAAATTTTTATATAAATAGCTAAATTATGGTTTTTTAACACTTAATATTTGGGTATTTCATTTTTTTTTCGTATATTTGCTGCGTAATAATAAAAAATAAAGCATATGAGAGTATATCATGAAGTTTTTCCAGGATTCATCTATGAATTCCGTTCACTTAAAAGTTTCCTTTGGTTTTTCATAGGTAAAATATTAGGAGGTTTAATAGCAATTGGAATAGTGGTTTGGTATCTTTTTTTCTCGTAAATTGATATTTATTAGAAAAAAAGAATGTTAAACTTATCAGAAGAGCGTTTACATCAAATCATAATGGAACAAATAGGTGTTGTTCCAAACATATACAACGTTATGTGGCTCTTTAACGAATACAACAAAGCGTATTTCGGAGGAGTGCTGCCAAGACCTAGATTTGCCCTTGTTCACGATAGAAGAACATTGGGCAAATTTACGTGTGGGTTTGATGAAGAGAACGAAGTGGATGACCCTGAGATATTGATAAGTGATTGCTATGAATACACTGAGACTAGATTAAGAGACATTTTAGTGCATGAAATGATTCACTATTACTTGGCATACACTCAACAAGACGTTTATATAACTCATGGAAGAGCATTCAAGAGACTAGCAAATGAATTCAACAGCAAATACGGCACTAACATTACAAAGACTGTCGATACAAGCGATATGCGCCAAGTAAACTACAATAAAGGTAATTGGTTTTCTAGAATGTTTTCATAAATAAAATACAAAACCGACAATTCAATGAATAAATTAGATAAAATAATAACAGAAGCCATCAATAACAATGTATTGTTTAGGGAGCTAAACGCGCATGGTGCTAACTTGCAAGGTTACAATGCTCGTCTAAAGCAGCTATCTGGAAGGGGTAATGCGAACTCACCTGAAATCAGTACATTTATATCTGAACTATATAACTTTACGATTGCCATAATAGCAGCCATCAAAAGGTGTGTCGCTAAACAAAGCTTAAATGAGACTAATGGATGGGGGTTAAAAGATTTACCTATACTTACTCAACCGTATAGGGATTTCGTTTATGGTTTCAATAGAGGTAATCTAGAAAACATAGTCCAAAAAATAAGAGGTGGTATAATAGGTGATGATGACATGCAACAAAGAAATGGCGGCAGAGGCATCAACACTCCTCAAAATGCAAAACTAGAGGTGTTGTTAACTCAATATTACCCACCTATCCATCAAAAATACGTAAAGCTTAATAGCAAGTACAACTATGCATTGGATAACATGCACCCTATAAAGTATATGATACAAGAATTTGAAGACATCATAACAAAAATAAGAAACGCTCAAGGAACTCCTTAAGCGTTTCTTTTTTATAGTAATCCTTCAAAATCTTCATCCCCAACGACACCTTGGCTTCGGCTAGTGAATGAAGATATATTGCTTGAAGATTTAGATGACTTATTCTCTAGGGCAGCGTTCTTCGCCTCCATATACTCATTATACTTATGAATGTAATACTTTCTATCCCTTATCGGCATTTTATTCAATACATCAAATGGTATCTTTATGTAGTTATGGCAAGCGAACAACTCATCTTTAAGGTTCTGTTCATACATCGGAGATATTGAGGAAAACAGAATCGTCCCAGTTAAGAAAGGTACTGAATGAGCCACCTCCAAGGCTCTCTGGTCTTTCAACCTCGATATTAAAGTCAATTCCTGGCTTATTATCGCTGATATACTTTCTTAACATCATAGAATCCCTAGCTGGCATCGTGTTAATGTATTTTCTTATATATTCCCTATCATAGTTTCCATTAACTGCTACGATTTGAAGCTGCATACTGTTTGTCATAATCCTTGCAAACTCAGAGGTATTAACTTCCTTAAGCTTCTTAATCCAGTTTTCCATCGTCCTACAAGCTGTACGTATGGTTTTCTTATCCAAGTCGTTGATATACTTGTCATTTACGATAGCACCCAATAAGGTTTCTCTTTCTCTTTCAAGCATATGAGCCTTAGTACCATAACCTTCCAACTCAGTAACCTTTCTAAGCTGTCTCTCTTGCTTTCTAGTGAGATAGCGGAACTTAATCTTATCCTTCCTAATAGGAGTGGTGAATTCAAAATGTCCGTTTTCATCAGCTATGAGATTAAACTCCTTTGGCTTAAGCGTTGTCAAGTCAACGGTTGTTTCAATTTGTTCACCAGTCTCAGGGTCTTTAACCACGATTGGGAAATCTGGGCCGTAGCTCGTTGCTCTCAAATATAATGTGATTGCGTCAGCATCACCACTAACTAGGTCTTCGGCATTAATTTCACCACCAATTATCTTGTTCTTCAAAAGATAATCTATAACAATACCATCCTTATACAAGTTTGGTGAGGTGATGATATTTTCATCGTAAGCTGTCAAATAAGCCACAGACACTCTATCAACCTTGTTTCTGTATGGTTCTCCGTTACTTGGAAGCTGGATTACGTCATATGCCAAATCAGTGCTAGTATTGAACACTGTGTCATCAACAACAACGCTTTCACTAGGAATTAAATCTTCATCAACATCTGGTTCATTCTTACTCATTTCAACCTCTGCCAATGCAGTTTCTTCCTCAAACTCATCAAACTTCTTATTCTCCTCCAAAATGTCGAATATTGACATATCGGTATCAAATAGATTTGGTTGATTTACGGTTTTCTTTGTGGTATTTGAAGACAAGGATGTGGTTTTCTTACCAGCCAATATGGTTGAATCGATGCTGTTAATGTGGTCGATTACCTCTTGCTGCGCTCTTTCAATCTGCTTTACAGAAATTTTCTTTCCTTTCTGTTCAGCTTCTTTCTTTGTCTTCTCAAGCATTTCATTATTTGCCAAGAGAGTCTTTATCTCATTCTCTTGTTCCTCAGTAAGTTTCTTTTTAGCCATAACTTTATATATTATCAATTAATCTTATTTTCTCAATGAAAAGTATCAACGTGCCATCCTCCATAATATCCATTATCTTGCAATTCTCTAATATTGCATAAATATCCTCGTTGGCGTTATTTTTGAAATACATTTTCACGTTTCTCTTAGGTTCGTTAACCCAAGTCCATTCCTCTCCCTTGAATTCCTTATACTGGTTAATTCCATTATGTTCCCTAATCCATAGGGAGATTTCTGTCTCGAACTCCTCTTCACTAGTGTCACGGTCAAGTTCCACCATTTCAAGGAACGATTCTTGTCTTGCAAAATGAGTAATCAAACCATCAACCGATTCATCATTGCCGTTATTGTCATATAGCAACGCCTCACAGCTCGAATAAGCCACTTTCTCCTCCTTCTGTGAGGTGTTAGCACCAAACTTATATGTTTGGCCATCAGAACCCATTAGAAGGCTTCCTGTGCCGTTTTTTGCGTCTAGCATGGAGTTGAAAACCACGTCCTTATTTCTGTTATACTCGTTGGAAACCTTCTCGATGTATTCATCCTCGTTATAATAGTCGTTGCTTACATCAAAAGCCCCATCGTTATAGTCATAATAAGGCATATATAACTTAACTTCCATTTACTTTATCTTGTTTATGTGTCTCTTATTTTTCTTCTCAGTGATTATTTGCTTCTCATTTTCTATGTAAAGCCTTTTTTTCAGTTCCTTCATCACTTTATCTGGAACCTCTCTAATATCTTTTTCCCAAATTCTTAAAATTGGTATTCCATGAGCCAACGCCCACCTATCCTTGTATTCATCAACCCTCTTATTATGCTTCTGCATGGGATTCATTTCACTTTCCTTCACTAGTCTTGGGTCTGAATGATAATAACTACCATCAACCTCTATTATCAGATTGTGTTTAGGGAGATAAAAATCATAGAAACGCCCAATGTCTTTTGCCTCAAACTGCCAGATATATTCAACTTTCAGTTTATCTAGGAAATCTTTAGCAAAATCTTGCTCTAGCTTGGATGTTCCAAACTTAGGGTGTTTGCGTACAACCTTTCTGACACTCTTAGTTGTCTTAGAGGCTGTACGCTTTTTTATTGGTTTGCTCACTGAGGTTTCACCCCTTTTTTTAATTATTTGCTTCATATGTTACTCTTTCGTAATCAATAAACATCTGGATTGTTGAAAACTCTGACATAGAGTAGTCTATTGGGTCTCTGAATATCTCAGCGACATGACATGCGAAATACTTCTCAGTATAGATGACGTTTCCGTTTGCCTCAAGATGGTCTATAGTGAACCCAAAAACCTTTGGTGCTACTGTCAACAGTTTTAATACTGGATACTTGTTTCCGTTTATTTCCTTCACAAAATCATATATTGTGATTGAAAGACGTTTGCCGCTTGGGTCAAAAGACACTGACTTAACCATTACCTCTGGAATCCCCATCACATCATCCAAGTGTACCAAGAATCTGTTTCCAAGCAGTCTAGAATCAACAGTCTTGTTGATTTCATCAATGTACTTGTTTGAAACTTCCTTTCTACCCACATTAACTTCCTTGCGCATCTTTGATAATTTCATCTTGTCTTCCTCGTCCATTCTCATAGCGAATGATGAATCATCCTTCTTCTCCTTTTTAGGCAAGACAATCTCATCATATAAGCTGCCATAGTTCAAGTTCTTCTTCTCCTCTGCCAATCCAAGCTCTACTGCTTTTGTCTGCTTTACAATGGAATCATAGAAACCACACTTGTCTTTCTTTTTTGGTTCATAGTGTGTGTAAACAATTTCTTCTTCCTTTGAAGAGTTTTCGATTGAATTCAAATCGCTCTTAATTTCAGTAATTTCGTCCAATGTGCTGTTGACTTCTTTCTTTATGTTTTCAATCAACTCTTCACTGCCACCCCTACTAATCATTTCGGTTAAGGTGTTGTTTAGCATTTTATACTGGTTTATCCTCGTGTATAGAAGACTGTTAAGATACTCTTTATTGCTCATGCATGTACTCATAACTTTGTTAATATTTTGATATGTTATTTTTATTGAAATAAATATGTATTAAAATGTTTTTAAATCCCTGACCTTACCCAATAGGTAATTGTTTGTATTCTCTTTCGTAAAAGGATTACCTTCTTTCATGTCTATTCTATGGTGATGCTTTTCAAAGTATTTGGAATTATAATATAGCTGCCTAAAGAAAAAACAAGGTCTTAGCTTATCTTCATAAAAGGAGAAAATGCTAGTGATGTAAGGTTGGTCGTTCAAGTCAGCAAAATCGCTCCACTCTTCCAATGTATCATATATCTCGTCAATCATTTTAAGAACTATTTCCTCATTCTTGTAAATCTTAACAGTACACTCTAGCATACCATTTTCAGATTCAGGATTGATGCCATGCAGTTTCGCGTACTTCCTAAAAGCCTTGCCATATTTAGGGTCACAGCCACGAACCGCTTCCCATACTCTGTACTCATCCATGAATTTCATAGTAGTAGGATGAATAGCCAAACCTATATTATAACCGTTTTCATCTAGATAATCAATGACCTCAGAAGGTTTTCCAGTTACTTGTATTGAACCATCAATGCACAACCACCAATCATATTCTTGCGGAAGATACTTGTAGAACGAATTCTTGGCAATGTTTACTTTCTGTCTTCCATTTAACGTATTTGTGTCCAATTTAGGAATATATATACACTTCCAAACCTTATCTTTAAGTGTTACATCATCAGTAAGGCAATAGTAATCCAAGTTTGGGTCGAAAACCGTAGGAGTCCTCAACAAATCATAGTTATCAAACAAAAATGTTACTATAGCGTACTTTTTCATTTAATTAGTTTTATAAAAAATAAAAAAAAGTTAAAAAAAAAACAAGTTTTTTGGGGAAATTATTTTTTTCTCATATATTTGCAAAAACTGTAAAATAAATTTTCAATATGTTTACAAATTACGACAATCTTTACGCTAGATTCTGCGAATATCTGAGGTCTGAATGCGCACAGATGAATACATCTGACATGGATGGTGGCTTCTCATCAATGGAAACATTGATTGCACACCTCTACGGAAGCAATATGCCATGTGTGTATTCAGTCAAATACTCAGAGGTAAAAAACAGAATTATACTCTACGATTCGTCCTTGGAGGAGCAAGAAAGTCTCAAGGACTTAAAGCTGAAAACTATTTCAGAATACACCGCAAAGGAATATGCCTTTGTAGATAGTTGTAAGAACATGGGTCATTGCGTGTTCTTTGATATGAACGCATATATCCTTACAGACTATGGCATCATAAGCATATTCAACGGAACAAGAAGCGGTTTCGTTAAGAAAATATCGAGTTTCAAGATATGGCTTGACAATGAGGCACATAAGCAAGAGGTGGAAGACTTCTTGGTGAGTAAAATGGTAGAGATTCCTACCACCAACAAGCAAAGGAACGTTACAGTCTGCACACAAGGCAGCTATGGTGTCCGAAAGACTGAAATTGAGGTAAAGCCATTCGACTGTGACATCAATAGAAATTACAACGATGACCTTCCATATGAGAAGCTAAACGAGTTGATTAACTCGGATGAACAAGAGCTTATACTGTTGCACGGTGAACCAGGAACTGGTAAAACCTCTATCATCAAGAAGCTGATTAACGATAACATCAATGTCGAATTCCTTTATTTCGACTTCAACATGCTCACGTCATTCAGCGACTCCAAGATATTCGACTTCTTAATGGAGCACAAGAACCACGTCTTCATCATAGAAGACTGTGAAAAGCTCTTTACGGACAGAAATAACGGCAATCAGTACCTTAATACGATGCTTAACCTTACTGATGGTATCATAGGAGAGGCATTCGCCATCAAGTTCGTTTGCACGTTCAACTGTCCACCAAGCAAAATTGACAAGGCTGTTATGCGTGAGGGTAGACTTTCGCTCATATACGAGTTTAAGAAGCTCTCAATGAGCAAAACACTAGCGTTGCTTCCTACGGCAACTGAGCCAATGACGCTAGCACAGATATACCATACTGAGGATAATGGTAACAAGAAGAGAGACAAAAAAATAGGATTCTAAAACAGAATCCTATTTTTTATTTGTGTCGGTGTTTTTTAACTCATTTATTACTTCATCGGCAATTGCAACACAATGATGAGCAAGTTTCTTATACAACGTATCAGAAACCACCTTCGACAAGAAAGATTGTTCTCTTTCTATCATACCTTGCATTGCAAGTCCTGCAAGATTTATTCTAACTTTTCCCCAATCAATATCTTCCATAAAATTAGTATGCAAGGATAGCATAGTCGAATCTTAAAGTCAAAGAGATTGTTGCAAGGTCATCTTGGCTGTAATCCAAATCACCAAAGTCTGCTGCTGTACACATGGTGTTCTTTAGAATCCACTTAGAAACTACAACACCAGTTGGGTCAAGCATTTCAAGCTCAACGTCACGCTTATAACCTGCTGCATAACCTTGTCTACCACTTACTGACTCAGAGTGAAGACGTACCCACTCCATAACAGCTTGTGAAGCAGATGGGCCGATTGGGTCTCTCAAAGTAACTTGAATCTCATCCCAAGTGTAACGACCTACAACGTAAGTCTCTGTATTTAGGAATGGAATAGCCTTACCCTCTTGCTTGATTGATGGACGCTTTGCGCTCTGACACCACCACTCTTGGATACCTAGGTCAGCTGGAAATCTCAATAACCATCTGTTTTTCCTTAGTGGTTCATAGTTGAGCGGCATTTTTAATAGTAAATCACTCATAATATTTTTTCTTATTTAATCTAGATTATTTTATTTCCTTATTTTTAATATAAATATAAAATAATTTATTTTTTATTGCCAGTATCTGTCAATACCTTATCTGATTCCAAAAATACTTTCTTGAAAAACTCATAAAGTGAGCTAGTTGGATGGTCTGCATACTTCTTCAAACCTTCGATAGCTGTTTCTCTAATCTTACCGATGATTGGCTCATGCTGGATTACCTCTTGGGCGTGCATTGCAATTTCTTCCTCAGAATCGCCTTGACCCATCATCTGCTGCTGCTGTGGCTGTACCATTGAAGGGTCTGGTTGCTGCTGTTCAGGAGCCATTTCTTGACCCATTCCACCATCATCCATCATACCATCTTCGCCATTGAAAATATAGTCTTCTGTGAGTTGTTTCTTTAAAGACTTTAACTCCTCTAGAACATTCTTAAATTTCTTCTCCATAATAAACGTTTATTTTCTATATAAATATCAGAGAATACAAAAAAAGTGGTGGGAATTGAATCTCACCACTTTTTTTTATTTTAGTTGTTTATTAAATATCATCGAATGAAACACCCTCTGGAGTCAAAATGAAGTCAATTGTGATGTATTCAAGAGCGTTGTAAGGCTTGAAGTAAATCTTACATGGAAGCTCTCTTCTCTCTCTTGACTCAAGTGAGTCATTAACCTCAATTCTGTAGTCTGAGATACCTCTGTTACCTCTGATGCTATCCAAGATAGGAGTTACAGTTGAAATGAATGACTGCTTTGCTGTTGCATCGTTTGGTTCGAAGATTAATCCGATACATGAGATTGCGATAAGCTTTCTCATTCTTAGAAGCAATCTACGAACTGCGATTCTGTTAAGCTGTGACTCATTAATCTGCAAGTTCTTCTGACCCCAAATCTTTGGACCGTCTTGGGCGAAGGTCTTAACTGGGTTGATTCTACCGTCATACAACTCATCTTCGTCAGCCAACTTAGTGATGAAGTGTGCTCTTACGCAATCGACATTACCACGCTCGATACCTGCAGGTGCGAACCAAGGCCATGCTGTGTTATCAGTCTGTGCGAAGTTACGTACAACGTCCTTTGTAGGTGGCAAGTAGATGTACTGGCTATTATCTTGGTCTAAGTATTTAACCCAAGGATAGTATGTACATGAGTAGTTAGAATCAATTTCAGAATCCTCAAGGTTATAAACTGCATCCTCTGGAGTATACATTTCATCAACAAAGTCACCTGCACCACTTGGCTTATCAGGAGTTGTGATTACATAGATACTATCTGCTCTCTCTTCCTCAATCATTTCGATTGCCTCGTCAACAAGAAGCTTCTGATTAACGTAGTCAATACCTGGAGTAGCAAATACGTTGATGTCGGTTGCCTCTGGTGTTGCAAACTGTCTGATTGCGCTCAAGTAAGCATACCAGTCAGATGTGATACCATTCTGATTCAACTGAAGTATCTCTGGGTTTGTTATCTTGTTGAATGAATAACCCTCACCACTGTCTTGGTTGATATAACCTCTATATTGTGACATCTTGAATCTGTCAGTGTTAGTTCTCTGGTCTCTGTGTACATCCCATCCATCGAAGCCTCCGTAGAAGAATACGGTGAACTTACGAAGATTTACATACTCATAGATTGAACCCCACATTTCTTCTTCCTTACCGATGATTGGAGCACCATCAAGAACTTGTGTTCTAGCCTCAGTTGATACGCTATCGAATACATATCCGCTCTCACCATCAACTGTTACTGCTGTAGCCTTAATACCTCCATGAAGCTCATCCAAACGGCTGTCTAGGTGGAAACCATGTGACATAAACTCAGGCTCATTGATGTATGCCTTGTTACCCTTGAATGTGAAGTTGTCGATGTCAACGCCAACCCATGAAGAAAGACCAAAGTATTGCTTTCTGTTCTTAATATCCTCATCGAAGTATCTGTTGTACTTGATTGATGGGAATGCAATGTTTTCACAAGCATTACCGCTAATAGGAGTACCGCTATACATTGGGATTGGATAACCCAAGAAACCTGCTGGTACTGAGTTCTTAGCTGCTGTTGTGTCAGCCACCTCAACAGTGATGTACTTTGACTTAGACTCATATACACCATCGAATGAACCAATCTTGAATGCGATATAGTTGCTGTCACCAGGAACCATAGAACATCTTCCGAACTTCTCAAGTGGGATGATTGACTCGTCAAGGTCATCAATTCTACGTACTACAACATCGAATACGCCATCATCTGGTCTAATATTCTCGATAGATACCTTAATCTCATAGTTAGCGTTAGTACCATCAGAAATTGTGTGGAATCTGAACAACTTGTTAACCTCAACTCTCTTCATATCACCCTTCAAGTTAGAAACTATCCAAGGAGTAGAAGCATATCTGTAAGCTGACTTGTAATCATTCATATCCAAAGTTACGAATGTCACGTTATCGCCACTCATTCTGTAATACTGACCATCAGCCTTGTTAAGAACCAATGTAGATGGTACGCTGTCGTTTCTACCACTAGCGTTTGTGCTACCGCTAAGATTTGCGAAATAGTTAATCTTGGTGTCATCAGTCATTGAAGAATAACTGTTTAAACCAGTGATGCTATCCTTTGTATAATATGAATAGTAGTAGTTTCTCTTACCGTCTTGTGTGGTGAACTGCTTAACAGTGTAAATCTGTCCAACAGAACACTTAACCTCGCATACGGTTGTTGCTGACCATGCTTCCTTCTCCTCTTTAGTCATGCCGCTTGGAGCAGTTGTATTAATAACTGTGTCACCAACACTAGCGTTTTCCTTAACGAAATAAGGGTCATTGGTTGCTGCATTGAATGGTGTGCAAATGTACTTGTTTTCATCTGTCACGTCATAGCATAAGAATCTCTTACCAACGTCTTTTCTTGTCAAGAAGCTCTGAGGCTTTGTCAACAAACCATCAACTGGTCTTAGGTGACAGAAATCAGCAGTATAATAAGCCTGAACACCTTTCAAGCCACCAGCGCAAGAACCACTTCCAAGGTCAACGGTTGCACCGTTATCAATCTGGGTAAGCTTACCTTCTGCAATACCTTGCTCAAGAGCAACGTCATAAAGTGACTCAACATAGATTGGTGCGTCACCATCGTTTACATTTGTTCCAAGAACCTTCAAGATATAATCCTTATCATAAGGATTCAAAGAAACTGCATACTCAAAATATCCTTTTTCAGTGCTACCTTGTGTTACAGTTCCAGTGAATGATGAATCTCTCTTAGCATTGTCAATACCGACAATCTTAAATCTACCCTTGTTTGTTGAAGATACTGACCAGTTACCGCTCGCACCACTCTGTCTGTATCCATCGCACTCATTACCACTATCAACTAGAGGATTGTACTCTTCAATCTTCAAAGCGTTCAAGTTGTATGTATTTGCGCTACAAGAAGCAGCAGTTGCATCCAACTGACCAACTCTGAATGAAAGTTTATCATATCTAGTAGGTAGGCATGTACAATCAAGCTTACTCTTAGAATCATATAAATCGTAAGAAGCTCTTGAACGTAAAACTACAACTGCTTGTGGTGTATCAGAACCATCAGATGCAGTAACAATCCAAGCTGGACCTGCGTTAAAACCGCTCAAACCAAGAACACGAACAACCTTAAGCTGCTCTGACTCACTCAAGTATGACTTAGCGATGTAAGGCAACTCATATTTAGGGTACTGACTTCCCTTGAATTTCTCTGTACTTGTTCCACCAAACATTTCTTGGAATTCACGCCAGTTTGCGATGTCCATTGGCTGAAAAGCTGGACCCTTCAAAGTCTCACCAACAACACCAAGAGTTGTGATACCAAGGCTGCGAACAGCATAAGTCATGTCTATCTCCCTAGTATATATACCAGGACTAACATGTATTCCTCTTGCATTATCTGCCATAATTCTTATAATATTTAAATTTTATTAGTTATTTTTCCTATATATAAATATTTAGTTTATCTCAAAGATTACTCCCAAAATTTATTTTTTAGGATAATATTTTCAAATTCTTCGTCTTTAAACTTAAAACTCACATATTCAATGAATTTTATCGTTTCCTCATATTCAAAAGGTATTTCTGAATCCATAACCATTTCGTGATACTCCTTAAGCTTCTCAGTATCATTGTATTTCTTGTGGTACTCATCTTGCATGTAAAATGCGTAATTCGTTATCCTGCCCACAGTTTTCAAAAGCTCATAGAGCTTGAAAGCATCACCGAAATTCATCTTAAACTTGAATCTAGCCTCGATTTCAAGTAGAAGCCTTTCCAAAACCATTAATTCCTTTACCTTAATCATAACAATATAACTTTATTAAATATAAATATTGGATGAAAACGGAAAATACAAAAATAAAGAGCACTAGCTGTGCTCTTTATTTAACATCATGGAAAGACCAGTTTCAATTGATATTTGTGGTTTATAGCCCACAATTTCATACAATTTAGTGGGTGAAGACAATGTTTTCTTCACATCACATTTTCTTTCCTCTACATATTCCACATTATTAAAATTAGGGTTAATATAGCTCTTCAATATGTCTATAACCCTATTCACTTCTACGGATTCACCATAGCCCACATCAAAAACCTCACTGTGCCATTCCTTATCACACTCCATTACCTTTATAATAGCATTCGTAATATCATCTATATACACATAATCCCTAGATTGAGTGCCATCACCATACACTGTAATCTTCTCATTGTTGGATATGGCCTCCTTGAATTTCCATATACCCAAATCTGGTCTCATGTTCCACCCATATACAGTAAAAAACCTAAGTCCACTGAACTTTGTGGTGGGGCATAGAAAGGCATATTTATCTGCTTGTGTCTCATTGATTGACTTTGATACTGCATATACAGACCTAAGAACACCATTATCGCCATATACAGAGCTAGAAGAAGCATATATGACGTGTTTAACGTCATTCTTACATGCAAGAGTTGATACGGTGTCAAAACCCTTTGTATTGTTCTCAAAAACCTCTTTTGGGTAATTCATTGAATTGGCAATACAAGCTCTTGCGGCTAAATGTACCACATATGAAAAGTGGTGAGTTGCGAATATGCTTTCCATCGCATTTTTATCTGTGACATCTGCAACTAAAAACTCAAACTCATCGCTTTTGTTCATTTCTACGTTTCTCTTCTTATAATAATTGTTGAGATTATCTACTCCGACTACATGGTATTCCTTGGTCTTAAGTAAGGCTGATACGAGGTTTGAACCGATGAATCCTGCTGCTCCAGTTACTAAAACGTCTTTCATTCTTCTTTCGGATTGATTAATATGTGTTCCTCATCGATAGGTTCATCAAGAGAAGTTTCATGGACTGCTTGTGAGTCGAATGCAACTTCTGGGTCATATCCTACCAATACAACCTCAGATGGTGAATGTAGGTCATCCCTACTTATTCTAACTATTATGTTATCGCCATTAAGGAACTTTATTTCTTTATCAAAACTCATTACCTCCTCATTGACTAGGAGTTTTAGGTCAAAAACATTCGTAGTTTCGACAGAT